TAACCGAATCTTTCATAGTAAGTCCTCCCCATTATGCTCATGGTAGGTAGCAGGTGATTAACCCTGCCATCGGGAAAGTGAATGAACTGGTCAAGATTATCAGCGAAGGCATTGATTATTTTAATGTCATAACCTGGAACAAGGAATCGCATATCATCGCTCATGTTCACCACTATATCACCCTTCCATCCTTCCATGCCCCTGTTGATAGCATGCACCTTACTTTCACTCTTACCATGTGTGAAGTAGATATTCGGATCCCTTTGCAGTTCGAGGTAATGGGTAGAATTAAGCGTTACATCATCATCATCATCTACCGTTATGCCTATGGTATAATCCGCTTTTTGTGAGTATGCTTTGATTGTGGCAATGGCAGCAGTCATTTTTGTAGGCCTACTGCGTGTGGCGAAGTTGTAATGTATTTTCATGTTTTCGGCTCTGGTCATACAAAGATAACAAAATTCTTTGCTGAAATCCATCTGAAGTCGGCATTTATGTTTTCCACACCCGGTACAAAGTTTCTCAATCGGCAATTGGTGCTGAATTTGGGTCGGGAATAATTTGTATAATGGTTTGGACCGGTTGCTGAATGTCCGCCTCTACTTTTGTCGGGATGAGTTTCGATGCTAGGCGATAGAACTCTGTGGGGTTTGTCTTTGCCCATGCGGTCAGGTTATGCTGATCATCTTCCTGCAATAAATCGAAAGCGGTAGCGAAATGCTCCCTGATTGATTTGGTAACCTTGTTGGGTGTTCCTTTGGGTCTACCATTCGGGTTGTTAGTATGTCCTTTCTTTGGCACGTTGTACTTACTTGTTGTTTACAAAGTTACCCATAAGCACCCGAAAGTACCAAATTTGCACAAAGTTGCACCATATTTGCAGTCAAAACCTTCATAACTCATTGAGTATCAGCCAAAGTTGCAAATTTGCAGTATTTTTGCACCCCACGTCTATCTATATAAGGATTAGTATATTAGCATATATAGAGATATAAAATTATTATTACTTGAAATTTGCGCAAAAGTGCAAATTTGCCACCATACGCTATGATTATCAATGGTTTGCATATTTGCAGTGGGTGCAATTATTGCAAATTTGACTGCAAAAAAAACCCCAATGTAGAAACATCGGGGGAGGTTTTGTCTATCAAAAAAGAAAAGTAAAGTTACATCTTTTCATAAACTCCATGTGCGATGCGCTTAAACATTCGCTGAAAATCCTGCCTTCGCATAGCATCAACAAATCTACGGGGTTTGATATTTAAACGTGTGCAAAGTGCCTCCATTTCTTTCGTGGTAAACTTTGCCGGAAGATTATCAACCAACAAGCGGAGATCAGTAGGAAGGCCGGATTCATTTTCCTCATAGATACTACCCAAAATATGCATGGTGGATTCTGCATACCACCGGTAAAGCTGCCATGCTTGGTCAGCGACCTGACGAGTAACAAGTGGTACCATTGGATTCTGCATGATGGCTATGATGTGGCAGAATCGGAAGAAGTACGCTGACATCTTCGCTTCCGTACCCATCACATAGTCCTCCACCGAATTGGCTTTCCTGTCATTGGCATCCTTGCGTTGCTGCCTATAATATTTTGTTAAAATTGGTCTTGCTTCATCCGTTACAATGATTTTACGGGGTGGCTTATCGCCTTTGCTGAATTCTTTGTTGTGCTTGTAAAGTTCAAATATTAAATCGCTCCACTCTTGGCACATTGCCCGTGTCGGGGTGAATGGGTCCACTTCTTCCTGCAACTTGATGTAATCGGATTGCACCATAAGAAAACGGGATGCAAACCCTGACTGGATGCGGTCGGCACCAAATAAGTTTTTCAGTCTTGATGGCTGCGTTCCCATCAGCAGGGATATGTTAAGAGATTTCACTACCCTTTCCTTCGACCTGTCGGCCCGTATTTGCGTATAGCGGCCACCGCTGAATGCTTGGGTAAAGAAGGATATAGAATCGTTATTTGCTTTATGCGCCCCTGCATTGAGTATTGTTTCCGCTTCATCATGGTACACACCCATACCGCCTTGTTGGTCTTGCATAAGTGAGATATACCCCTCTGTTGTGCCATCAACGGCAAAGGGATGAAATCGTTTTGGGTGTGGTTTGTTGAAAGGTTCTTTACGACTATTGGCATCTGCCCGTTGTAGATTCCAATTCTTTACTTCTTCTTCATATTCTTTATCCTCCCTTGCTAACAAATCCTTTAACGGTGTTTCGCACATTGCTTTGAATGCAGGGGTTTTACCAACTGATACCGGTGCAATCATTAATGCAAATAAGATATTCTTGGTTTCATCCGGTAAATCGGAAGTAAAGCAGTTGCCGGCAAGTGATGCGATAGTCCATAGTCCTGCAGTTGCAAGGAACTCGGGGTGGAGTGATTTCTCATTAGCTACCTCAAACAATGATTTTTGCACAGGTAGTGGAAAAATATCGTAAGGGTATGATGTTGTGTCCTTTACGATGCCTATGTGCTGCAGTACTTTCTCCCAATCACGGCCTAAATGATAGAAAAGCATAAAGGATGCCGGCAAAGACCATTCGGGGTATTCTTCCTTATTGTGCCAGTTTGGGAAGTTATCCATGCTTGCGGAAAATATCAGCACCCTTTTTGCCGCATGGTACACCTTTGCGCTGATTCCAACAGATGTACTTCCTTGCCGCCTGTAGGCCCTAAATTTGTCCGCTTTTCTATAATGATAGTCAGGTATGGGATGAAGGCCGATAGTGTTTAAAATCGCCTCAAAACTATCTTCAGACAGATGTCCGTCATAATCGGATAACTGCTGCTCATACCCTTTTGGGTAGTTGATGGCTTTCTTTGTCGGATCATAGGCCGGTTTGTACTCGTTAAAGTACTGACTAACCTCTATCAAATAGTTATATTGTTCAACCGTTATTTCTTTAAGGTCAGCCATTGATTGGTGGAACTCCGTATAACCAGGTGTAGGGTAAGTGTAAACCACCGGGCCGTTGCAGTATAGTGCAATTACCTCGTTCCCTTCCGGATTGGCAGCTAACTGCTGCTTCTTGGGTAAGTGTCGGTAGTACATCCACACATGATAGCCACCGTTCCTCGTTTGCTCTATAAATAGGTTGTTGAGTATCTCCGGTGCCTCATTGGTTACCATAGCCATCCACTTGTTGAAGATGTCTTTGTCCTTCGTATTCTTTAGGTCAAAGTCAAGGCACCCGTAATTGTTGCCGGTGAGAATCATTAACCCGTTATCGGATGGGCGCAGGGTAAGATCATCGGGATTGCTCCAGTTCCTGTGTGATACGGGTTGTTTGTTTGTTGTGTCCCATTCTATAGGGATTACTTTGATGCCGATGTCGGTATATTCGGCATGGATTTGTTTTATCATGTTGGGTTGGTTTTTGACTTATATCTCGGTCATTAAGGTCATATTGTGCCTTTAATGACTTGTAATCTGGTCAAATATAATGAAGAATTCCTCCGGTGTATGCACAAACTCATAAATCCCCCCGGCTTGTCTTTCCCGTGCTTGTTCGGCTAATTGTTCCTTTGATGGTCGGTCTTTGCCTACCTTAATTTCGATTTTCACCGATTTGCCCTGTATAGTCGCCATTATATCAGCCGTTCCTTTGCGTGTTGTGGATGGTATGTATCTGCCTTGCAGGTATCTTCCTGCACTACTTACCCTTGTTGCATTGCCGCCTGTCCAGTTGATGTAGTTGATGCAGAATTGTGTTAATCCGTTTGCCGTTTCCACTTTCGGGAAGTTAGCCGGACCGGTGTAGAATCCATCCTTTACAACTGACGGTGTATGCTTTAAGGTGTGCTGATAGTGTGCGGTGTTATATCGAATCCGCCATTCGGGGTAGTGTTTCATATTGCTGAATTGCTTTAAATATTTGATAAACGACTTGCGGCACTATAGCGTTTCCGGCTGCTTTGATTGATTCGTTTCGCCACTTAGAAAAGGTAATTCCGTCCAGTCGGGAGGAAAGCCCATCATTTCGAGTACAAATTGGGGATTGAGTTGGGAAGTTTTGCCAGTTTGAGCGAACGCATCCGGTAGTGAGTTTGTCTGATTCCTTCCCGCTTCCTCCAATGCTTCCGTTGACCTGGCTCCCTTGTAATCTCTTGTTGCAGGTGTCGGCAACATCCCCATACTCATTGCCCGTGTCAGCGTTACTGAGTGCATTGAACCCTCCTTCACCTGGCTGCTCTTCATCGTTGCCGTTGCGTTCGTTGAGTCCATTGCCGTTGGGGTGGGGAGTAGTTGATTCCTCGCTATGTCGTTTAAGCTTGGCCCCCATCTCACTCCGTTCTTGTCTATATTCACAAAACCTTGTGGCGTCTTTATTAATGTTTTCCCCGAATTTGCACTCTCTGCCATACCATCGAATGTCTTTGGCGTAGGCAACAAACCAAACCCTGTCCCTTCTGTGGGGAGCGTTGACGGATACAGCTGGCAGTACATACGGCCATACTTCGTACCCCTGAGCTTCCAGGTCAGCTTGCACCTCGTGGAATACCAACCCTCCTGACCAATTAACAAGGCCGAGAACATTTTCGCCCACAACCCAACGTGGTTGAATTTCTCTAATTGCTCGCAGCATTTCCGGCCAGAGATGTCGCTCATCTTCTTTGCCTTTTCGTTTTCCGGCTGATGAGTATGGCTGGCATGGGAATCCTCCTGTGAGGATGTCAATGTTTCCTCTGTGAATAGTGAAGTCTGTTTTAGTGATGTCATTGTATTGTATTGCTTTAGGCCAGTAATGATGTAATACTTTTTGTCCAAACTCATTCCATTCGCAATGGAATACGTTTTCCCATCCCATCCATTCGGCTGCTAAATCAAAGCCGCCTATTCCGCTAAATAGTGATCCGTGGGTCATATTAATCAAGATATAACGCTCTTTTATTCGGGTTGTCGGAGTTGTTCCCAATCTTCGATGGTAGGGGAAACATCAACTCAAACTGCTTTTCCGGCACCCATGCACCGCCAATGTAACGGTACCATTTGCCGTCTTTGAGCATTGCAGTAGTATTAGTGCGGATGTCTTTGTTGCGGAGGTATTGGTGGATTGTCATAAAGTACAAAATTAAGGGGAAGGTATTACCCTTCCCCGTGTGAATTAAAATGGGAGATCGCCTTTGTAATGATTATCAACAGGCGGCATAGGTACTGCATAAATCGGAGTAACCTGCCTGTTTTCCGCAGGTACTGCTTGCTTGTTTTCAGCAGGTGCATCCTTCTTTGGAGCAAGTGTAACCTTGTTGTCAGTCCACACTACTGCACCGTTGCCAAAATAGGTCTTGGGTTCTTTCGATTCCCTTTGCTCCTTTGTCTGTGCAAGGTACAGAGATACGTTCTGATTGTAGGCATTCGCTTCATCGTTTACTGCGATGGTAAAAGCCACCCCTTTTTCTGCTTGTGAAAGGAGTTGTTCAAGTTTCGCCTTTGTGATGTAGGCGTTAATTAGTGTTGCCATTGATTCGCCGGATGTCGGGAGCCGGTGCCGTTTAGAGCCATGTATGGGGTTCAAACCCATAGACCTCATATAAAATGAGGATGTTATCCAAAGGTGGTATTCATTCCCACTTACATCAACATGGCTGCCGTGCTTATTTCAACGTAACTGCCACACTTGTTGTGGAAGATTTACTCGGTGGATAATGTGTTTCTACTTCGCCAGTTTCGGGGTTAAGTACCTGCACTCCTGCTGCCGGAAGTCCTTGGTGGTAGGTTTCGATAGCTTTGATTTCGGCTTCGATTGCTTTCTGCTGATCGTATAGTGCTGACAGTTTACTATTCCCACACCCCGAATAATCGTACTTGACTCCGGTTTCTCGAATGTCAATCTTC